CAATGGTAAATTTTTCAGACATTAGGAAATAATCATGGCTACTACAGTTACAACAATATACGATAAAAGTTGGGAAACATTAGCGTGGGTTCAATGCTCAGGTGCAGAATCGGCTCAAACAGTGTTTGATGCTTCAGCATTGAGAGGTGCTGGTACCAATCCAAGACTTGCAATTACACTTTTAGAGTGGAATGCAGCCGCCGTCGCTACATCAATTGCGATCATTGCTGATGCGACATCTGATGATACGTTGATGACTGTATATGGTACAGGAAAAATGAATCATCCAAATTTTAAATTACTCAATCCTGAAACTTCTGGTTGCACAGGAGATATATTAGTCACAACATCTGCCGCCGCAAATTTTTTAATTCGTGCAGTTAAAACTGCAGGTTATGGCGACGGAATACAGGCATATAACTAATGATTACTTTTAACGATTTTTTTCACGACAAACCAGTAGAGGTTGATCCACATTCGGGCGAACCTCTTGAAGAAGGTGGTAGGGTTTACACAGTTCAAGACCGAGTAAAACTTGGTCGTAGAATGAAAAAACTTAAAAATCGTATTCAAAAAGCAAAAGCAAGAAAACTGAAAAGAAAAGCATCTCAGGCAGTGATTGGTAAAAGAGCCCAAAAATCTGCAAGAAATGTTTTTAAGAAAAGGTTTGGACAAGGAAAGGCATATAAAGATTTGTCTGCAGGTCAAAAACAGATTGTTGATAAGAAAGTGAATGTTAAAAAACCCGCCATTGGTAGGCTCAAAAAAAGACTTGTGAAAGTAAAACGTAAACTTGATATTGGAAGAAAGAGATGAAACTCATAACAGAAATCAACGAAAGCATTGAATACATCGTTGAAGAAAAAAATGGCAAAAAGTCAATGCATATCAATGGTGTTTTTATGATGGGAGAAACTAAAAATAGAAATGGAAGAGTTTATCCACATGACATTTTGATGAATGAAGTTAAGAGATATAACACAGAATATGTGGATAAGAATAGAGCATTTGGGGAATTGGGTCATCCAGAAGGTCCAACGATCAATCTTGAAAGAGTATCGCACATGATTAAAGAGTTGAAACCTGATGGTAATAATATCATCGGTAAAGCGAAAATCATGGATACTCCATACGGAAACATCGTAAAGAATCTAATTGATGAAGGTGCAAAACTCGGAGTATCTTCAAGAGGTATGGGTTCGCTGGAAGAACGAGGTGGAACTAACTATGTAAAAGATGATTTTTATTTGGCTACCGCCGCTGATATTGTAGCAGATCCTTCTGCTCCTGATGCGTTTGTTGAGGGTATTATGGAAGGTAAAGAGTGGGTTTGGGATAATGGAGTGATAAAAGAAGCCATTATTTCAAATATGAAAAGAAACATAGTGAAAGCCCCTTCAAAAAATTTAGATGAAACTAAATTACGGGCTTTTAATAGTTTCCTATCAAAACTATAAATTGTATAAATATAAACATGAGAATATCTCAAAAACTAAGGAGTTTTTATGTCTGAAGAACAAGTAGTTCAAAATGATGAAACTCTGGAGCAAGAAGGAACAGAAGAAATTACTGAAGCCGAAGTTTCAGAGGCAGATATGACCGGTAAAGGCAAAAATAAACAAGGTATGGAAGCATCTGGAGCATCCGTTACTGACACAGGTCAGAAAAATGAAAAACCAGATGATCCAAAACCAAATTACACAAAAAATGTAGGTAAGGCACAAGCACCAACTGCATCGGGTTCAGGAGCAAAATCAATGTCCGAAACAGCCACACGAATGGGAATGATCAAGAGCATTTACGATCATCTTCAGGAAATGGATAAAGATCAAGTTTCTGAAGTTCTCTCGGCTCTTTCGGAAGTATCCGAAGAAGAGGGTGAAGAAATTGTTGCAGAGGAGCAACAAGAATTAACCGCCGAAAATCTTGAAGAGTTAAAGTCAAAATATGAGATTGATGTAAAATCTGATGTTGAAGCACTCATTCAAGGCGAAGAACTTTCAGAAGAATTTAAAGAAAAAGCGGCCACAATTTTTGAAGCCGCCGTTTTCGCTAAAGTAAACGAAGAAGTTAATTCAAGAATTGAAACTCTTGAGGCACAATATAAAGAGCAACTTGACGAATCACTCAACGAAACACGTACTGAAATGGTTCAAAAAGTTGATGACTATCTCAATTATGTTGTCAAAGAGTGGATGCAAGAAAACGAACTCGCCATTGAAAAAGGTATTCGTTCCGAGATCGTTGAAGACTTCATGGTAGGTCTTAAAAATCTTTTCGTTGAACATTATATCGACATTCCAGATGAGAAAGTTGATCTTGTTGACGATCTTTTTGCTAAGGTTGAAGACCTTGAAGAGTCTCTAAATAAAGAGATGGAAAAAGGTATTGAACTTACAAAAGAACTTAAAGAATTTAGAAAACTTGAAGCCGTTGCTAATATCTCAGAAGATCTTACAGATGTTCAAAGAGAGAAGATGGTCAAATTGGCAGAGAGTGTAGAATATGAGAACGATGAAGATTATTCTGAAAAACTTGGTGTTCTAAAGGAAAATTATTTTCCAACTGAAGTCAAAGAATCAAACGAGACTACAGGTGATACAGAACCAGAAGTTTTAACAGAAGAAGAGGCCAAAGAGGCCGAAGTTGCTGAAGAAATGTCCGAGACTATGAAACGATATTCTCAGATGCTTTCAAGAACAACTAAAATTGCTAACTAATCCTAACAGCACCCTATAGGAGAATATAAAAATGTATTTGTCTGAACAACTACAAAAAAAATGGGGTCCAATTCTTGAGCATCCAGATTTGGGTGACATCAAAGACCCTTATAAGAAAGCAGTAACAACTGTTCTCTTGGAAAACCAAGAAAAAATGCAGATGCAAGATAATGAAATTATGTCTTCACAGAATTTCTTGTCTGAAGGTTTGGCATCTGGTGCTTTTCCTGACAAACAAGGCGTAGCCAAGTTTGACCCAATTCTTATCTCTTTGGTAAGAAGATCAATGCCTAACTTGATTGCATATGACATTTGTGGTGTGCAACCAATGACAGGTCCTACTGGTTTGATTTTTGCTATGAGAGCAAGATACGATACCATGAATGGTACCGAAGCACTCTATAACGAACCAGACACAGACCAAGCCGGTAATAATAATGTCGCAGGTTCATCTGACATTAACCCAGGTCTCTTGCTTTCTGCTAACACACATGCCGCAGATCAGCAAGCAGAAGCAAATGGAAACCTTGGTGGCGTAGCCAAGCCTCTTACAACAGGTGATGGTGAAGGTGTCACACCTGCTAACATGGCTTTCTCAATTGAGAAGGTTACTGTAACTGCTCACACAAGAGCCTTGAGAGCCGACTACACAATGGAAGTCGCTCAAGATCTTAAAGCGGTTCACGGTCTTGATGCAGAAACAGAACTCAGCAACATTCTTTCCGCTGAGATTCTTGGAGAAATCAATCGTGAAGTTGTAAGAAGCATTTATCTTGATGCTAAGATTGGCGCACAATCTAACACAACTCGCAGAGGTGTTTTTGATCTTGATACTGATTCCAATGGTCGTTGGTCAGTTGAGAAATTCAAAGGTCTCATGTTCCAGATTGAGCGTGAAGCCAATGCCGTAGCGAAAGACACACGTAGAGGTAAAGGTAATATTATCATTACTTCTTCTGATGTTGCTTCCGCACTTCAAATGGCTGGTGTTCTTGATTACGCACCTGCTCTTGACAGTAACGGTCTTCAGCCTGATGATACAGGTAATACATTCGTTGGTGTTCTTAATGGTCGCTATAGAGTATATATCGATCCATATGCCGCTTCTAGTGCAACTAATACTGCATCTAACTACTTTGTCGTAGGTTACAAAGGTTCAAGTTCATATGATGCTGGATTATTCTATTGCCCATATGTTCCATTGCAAATGGTACGTGCGGTCAGCCAGACAACATTTCAGCCAAAAATCGGATTTAAGACTCGTTATGGTCTTGTTAGAAATCCATTTGCTGAAGGTACAGGCGAATCCTCGTCAACGGCAGATTATGATATTCAAAATCAGACTCTTGCCACTGCTGGTAATCGTCATAAGAATGTATATTACAGAATGGTTCGTGTCAACAACCTCATGTAATACCGTTTACAATTGATGGTATAAATAAGGGGAAGGGCGTAAAAACTCTTCCCCTTTTTTTATGGATTTTTTATGAAATCAAAAATTGAATTGTATAAACAACATCATGCTTCTGGTCATTTTGTTGGTGACTCTTTAAGACCTCATGCAAGTGCAATCAAACAAATTATTCAAAATACAAAATCAAAAACTGTTTTAGATTATGGATGCGGTAAAGCAACAGAATATATTGAAAATAACATTCATGCGGATTGGAATGTTGAAAAGGTCGGTCTCTATGATCCTGCAGTTCCTCAATTTATGAATCTACCTGGTAATGAATTTGATGGAGTTATATCAACTGATGTATTAGAACATGTACCTGAACGTGAAGTAGACGATGTATTAAAAGAAATTTTTAAGATGGCACAAAAGTTTGTCTATCTAAATATAGCAATGTATCCCGCTATTACTGTCTTACCCAATGGTGAAAATGCTCATTGTACATTAAAACCTAAAGAATGGTGGAATGAAAAAATTTTTAAACATAATCAAAAACAAGTTTACACAAGTTCTGTTTATGATTATGGAAGAGGTCAAAGACTTCAAATAATTTTTGAGAGAGAAAAATGATATTTGTAATTGGTAATGGAAACTCAAGAAAAGACGTAAATCTTAACGTATTATCTGATCATGGAAAAACTGTTGGGTGTAATGCTTTATATAGAGATTTTGCTCCCACCTATCTCATTACACACGATTCCTCATTATTACATGAAATATGTTCATCTGATTATACAGTTAATAATCAATTATTTTTACCAGAATTCAGCCCCATTCAAGAATATTTTTATATGAATGTTGTTCCAGAGGCTTATGGTGCAGAGGATTTTATTGAAAATGAGAAAAAGGATAGTGATCATTTTTTGATGCACACAGAATCTTCAACATATGTACCAATAGGAGGTTGTCATAAATACGTTACCTGGTTACCTAAAAAACATAAAATTCTAAAAACACCATTCGTTCAAGATATGCATCCTATCAATATGGGATTTAACGCTATTCGTTTAGCATGTGAATTACATCCTGACGAAGAAATATTCATGATAGGTTTTGATATATTTGGAAAAAGAAACAACATTTACGATGGTACAAAAGGTTATCATACAAATGACGTACCTCATTTTAATGAGGATAAATGGGTTTTTCTTTTCAATTATTTACTTGATTTATATCCTGACATAAATATTAGAAGAGTGATAGACGAAGGTCCTGAACTTGAAGAAATTCAAAACATCACATATGAAGAACTATGTCAATATCTACAAATCAACCAGAAAACTTTAATTACTTCTCACCAGTAAGTTTTAGATTTAATATTCTAAAACTACCTAACGTGAACTTTTTTTGTCAGTCAGCAAATCTTCCTGGTCTCACTCTTGGAGAAGCAATTCAAGTCAATCCGCTCAGAGACATTCCTACACCTGGTGATAAGGTACAATTTGAAGAGTTACAGTTGAGGTTTATTGTAGATGAAGAACTAGAAAATTGGCTTGAAATGTATAACTGGCTTAAAGGGCTTGGTTTTCCTGATACTTTTGATCAAAGTCTTACAAAGTCAGATCTAAGATTTTCAGATGCTACGTTGATGATTTTAACAAGTAACAAAAATGGTCAGCATAGAGTGAGTTTTAAAGATGCATTTCCATTGACATTAAGTGGTGTTCAAATGGATTCATCTGTAGGTGATATAGATTATGTTACCGCAGATGCTACTTTTGCCTATACTACATATACAGTAGAAAGATTGATTGGAGAACGATAATTATGAGGTTTGATGAAATTAGAAGAAATACAAGAATCATGGTCCAGTGACAGTCAAATAGATGATACACAATTAGATAATGAATCTCTCAAAATTCCTGAATTACATCACAAATATTACAGAATATTTTCAGACGAAAAACTCAAACTTGTACGAATGTATTCAAAGCAGAAAGAGTTACGCAGACTGAAATGGTTGTATTACACGGGAAAACTTGATCAAGAAACCTTAGAAAATTTAGAATGGCATGTATTTGAACTTGACATAAAAAAGAACCGAAGTGATTTAGAAATGTTTATAGAATCTGATAAAGATATTCTTGAACTGACAGAAAAGATATCTTATCAGAAAGAAAAAATAGAATATCTGGAATCTATAATTAAGACGTTGAATACACGAGGATTTCAGATCAAAAATGCAATTGAGTGGAAACGCTTTACAATGGGGTCATAATGTACGATTTATTGATACAAACAAATTTAACAATGTATGCTGAAGAGGGTATGACACCTGGAGGCACAGAAAGACAGATTCTTACGGTTGCTACTGAATTAGCAGATAGAGGAGTTGATGTTGGTATCTTACATTCTCACGCAAAAGGCACAGATAGAATTGTTCAAGGTGTAAAACATTTAAACATGTATAGACATCATTATGATTATTCAAAGGTTAGATTATTTTGTAATCAATTTGTCTATGTAGGAAATATGCATTATGGTTATGAATTGGCAAACCCTCAAATAGCACCTCTTTCACCTATTGAGATGAATAGTGCAGAGCAATCATATCTTTGGTTTCACAATTGGATGCATACAAGAAATGAAATGCCTAAAATTTTTAATTCAAAGGCTATTCAAAGATATGTTTACAATAATGTTTATGTATCGTCTGAAAAGACAACGCATGATCGTGTAATTCCTTACATGGTTCCGACAGGGTTTAAAGAAATACCTGCTGAAAAAAGAGAAAAATATTTACTTTGGAGTAGTGCTTTTGGAAAAGGATTTAGAGAAGCATTACTCACGTATATTGCATTATACGAGAGAGGTTTAAATAGAGAATTTTATGTATGTTGTCCACCTCAAAGAGTAAAAAAAGATCTTGAAGTATTTGAAAGATGTATTAAAGATTTAAATGTAAATAACTATCCTGTTCGTTGGTTAGGAGAACTTGAGTATTCAAAAGGTATGCAAATGCTCAAAAATGCCGCCTG